TAGAGAGGAGCCCATCCGTATAGCACATCAACACGAGTAGGAATAGAGTCATTGTTAATCGTGTATTGACGAACTACACGCATTGACAGACCAATTTCCTTGTCTGATGCACGACCAGCGAAATGAACACCTTCAGGCAACTCAAGGTCAGCCATAGCCATAGTGTAAGCATTGCGATGCATAACGATGTTTTGTGGGGAAACGAGTCCGTTGCCACTAGCATTGTATTGTGATGCAAAGAATGTTACAGCAGATGCGCCTGCAGTTGGGATGCTCACATTCTGGAACTGACCAGCAGAAATAATCGCAGGAGAAACAGTTACAGAAACAGAAGAACCTGAAGCTACAGAAACAGCAGACTTAACTACGAATGAACGCAGTTTGTTTGTGCCGTAAGCTTGACGATTTTGTGGGTTAACAGCATAAACACCAGCGATTGTGAAGGTGTCACCTGCATTCAAATTGATTGTGCCTGTGTTAGCAGCAGTCAAAGTGATTGTAGAGCTAGAAGCCCAACCTGAAGTCAAAATACCGCCTGTTGTAGATGTATTTACAGAAGCAGTTACTGTGTTTGTTGAGAAGTTACCGAAAGTTTGTGACACGATGTTTTGGTCAAGCTTCCAGTTCATACCGCCTGAATCACGACCCATTAAACCTTTGGTGTATTGGCTAGAGATTTCAGCAGTAGGATTAAACAAGCCCTTCAAGCTATCAACAATAGATGCTGATGTAAATGGCTCAACGATACAGCTTCTACGACCATCACGAGGAGCACCTTCAGAATCCAAGTAAGCTTGGGCATTCAAGTAGGTCAAGAGTGATGTAGGAGGAGTACCAGCAGAACCTACGATGTTAGCTGTGTTCAAAGCTGCTGTAGTTGTACCATCAAAGTCGATTTTGTTGGCAATAGCTGCAACGGCTGGCTTGAGGATGCGGTCAGAGAACATATCCAAAGACAGAGCTAAATCTTGAGTTGTGAATTGTGTATCCACATGGTACTGAGTTGAAAGGGTAACAGGAACGCTAGTTTCGTTCAAATCTTCCACATTCAATGCAGGGCCTGTAGTACCAATAAAACGACCTGGTCTGCGTACATTCACTGTTGCGCCAATCTTTGCACCAACTACAGCGAACTGGTCATCATAGTTGCGGTCTACTTCAGATGTAAATGTTAATTCGTTTTCGAGGACCATTAAGGCCTCATTGGTAATCTTACTGATTGTAAGTAAGGTATTTGACATTTTAAATCTCCAAAAAAATTAGGTTTATCTAACCTTACCAGACTGCCTGGCAGCTTTCCATTGTGCATAAGTACCATGAAACTCACCATTGGAGTCCATTAATACATCTGCACCAGCTTTACCACCAGTCAAAGGCCTAATAGGGCTAGGTGCTGTACTTCTTGAAACAGCTTCTTTCTTATCGCTTTTAGCTTTGGGTTTATCCTCAGCTTCAAACTTAGCCTCCAGTTTGCCTAATTCTCTAAGGGCTTTGATAGTTGGCATTTTTGTCAACTTATCAGCAAATTCTTCATCAGTTGCTAATAGATATAGGATTTGTGGCCCTACATCACTTTCTAAGATGGAATCTCGAATTTCATCAGAAACAATGACATTACTAGACTTAACCATCCTATCAAAATCAGGAATTGCTTCCTTTGCTTTTTCAAGTTTCTTGTTCCAAGCTTCATTAGCTTTGGCTCTTTCTTCTTGAGCTTTTTGATTAGCTACCTCTGCATCCCTTTGCTTTAAAGCATTTTCGGCACTCCACTCTGCTAAAGCCTCTGCATATTCAAAGGCATCATTAAACTGGCTTGCTTGAGGTTTCCCTTCAACAGACACTTTTGCTTCAGTCTGTGGTTGAGTTCCCTGTGCTTCATATCCCTTTAGCTTTTCTCTAAGTTCAGCAGCAGCAGCTTCAGCTTCCTGAGCTCGCTTACTAACCTTATCAAATCGCTTATTAAGCTTTTCTTTCGACTTCTCAGATTTCTCTGTTTCCTTAGCTTCTTCCTTAGCTTCTGGTTCACTCTGCTCAGTTTGCTCTGGCTCTGGGTCTTTCTTTACAGACTCAGCCTCAGTTGGCTCTACCGAATCAGCTAAACCTAATCTTTCTGCATAAAAGGTTGTTGCATTTTCACTTGTTACTACACTACTTGCTTCTTTTACATCGGCCATGATTTCTCAAGCTCCAATTTAAGTTAAAAATACTACTAAATTTAATTATTGTCTATTTATTCTGCTTTTTCAGATTTTTTAGTTTCTTTTAAAGCAGATTTAATAAATAACTTTTGTTCTTTTAAAGCTTTTTTGTCCATTCCTTGAAAAGGGTTTGTAGACTCTGGCTCATACTTTTTACCAGCTCTGCGAGCCATTTCTTTCATTTTCCACTCTAACGCATTGTCACCTGTAATTGTTGGCATAAGCCCTCCGATTAGTTAAATACCACGCTCTACTGCTTCTTCCATAGCTGCTCGCTCTGTTCTCAAGTCTAATTGAGCCATGATTAAGGCTAATTGCGCCTTCATCTGCTCAACTTCAAGCTGAGTCTGAGTCTTGATGACTGTATCATGCGCCTGAGTATCAGTACGCATCTTAGTATCTTCTCTGCGAACATCCAATTCCATCTGTTTGCGCTGTGTTTCAGCTTCTTCTTGTTGCTGTTTGACACTAGCGCCATACTTCATATCTAGAGTCATCTGCTCAATTTGTTGTTGCAACTGCTGAATAGTCATCTGTGACTGCTTGAGTTGCATCTGGACTTGAGGTGGAATATCAGTTTTTTCATCAATTTGAGCCAATGGGTTAGCAGCAGCCAATCGGTCAGCCACAATTTCAGCACCAGGGAAGTCCATATTTCTAAAGATTAAGTCACCAGCTTGTTGCATTAAGCCTGGGTCAGCAGTCAATAGAGTCATCATAGAATCTACTGCTTCTTGTCGCTTAGAAGCATAGCCTGGACCAGTTTCCATCACAATGTCATATTGACCTACAGTTACATCATTTAAAACTTTTTCTACACCTTGTTCATCTTGGGCTTTTTGGTTAATAGTAATTAGCTCACCTTTACCATCAGCTCCAATAATTCTCATTACTCGCTCTTTGTCATAGATATGAGGAATCAAATCTAAACAAATGCGACCACATTGACGAATTGATCTAGTCAGGTTGTCATAGTAGTGAAAGTTAGTCATATCGGTCTGTTGTTGTTGACCATTAATGGCTTTGCCAGACTGATTGCCTTGAGGAAGCATAGAAGGGTCATAAATGCCCACTACAGCCATTAAATCGCTGTTTAAGCCTTGCAATGCAGTAACCATACCAGTAGGAGGAGGTTCAGGTTGAATCCTTGTAGGAACAGGAGCCATCATTCCTTCTGAGTCTTTTTGCTTATAGCGCAATACAGGCATAGACTTAATATTGGCAGTATTCCACTCCATTTCATGACCTTCATCTTGACCTTCAGCAAGCAAAAACTTAGCTTTAGGAGCAAGAGCAACTGATTCAGTAAGAGCAGTAGACCAGAAGTTGTACATTCTTTGTGGGTCTTTAGCCATTCGAGTAAGGCCAAACTTTTTCTTTTTGCTATCAACAATAAGCTGTTGACCATAAGCAGGAATAACTGGAATGTATTTACCGACCCAATCCTTTTGCTCAAGAACTTCCATTCCTGTCAATTTGCACCATTTAATCTGCTTTTTAATGGTTTCTCGCTTAGAAACTACATAAATGCCAGCATCTTGCATGACAGTTTCTTTAGGCTTTTCATCTTCATAGCAAGTAGTGCCATCAGATAAAAGCAATAGTTTCATCCGAGTATGTTCTGTATAAAAGAACTCTGCTACTCGAATATCTTCTTTAGTAATCCATTCTGACTGGGAATCTCCTGTACCTCTTGGGGTAAACCCTGCTCCATCATCAGCACCAGGATACATCTTGCGAAATACTTCTTTGCTAATGACTTCAGTAATCAAGCATTTTTCGGCATCAGAGCCATCAGGTTGAGTCGAATTAGGGTCAAAATAGACCATAAATGGGTTTTCAATGCGCTTAATATAGATTTCTTGGTCCATAGAATCAGGACTTGGATAATCATGAACTACTCTCCAATATCCCCATCCCATGCGAACTGCAAAATCAAAGGCATTGTCATAGGCTGAGTCTGCATCTGATTGGTTTTCAATATGTCTTAGGATGCCAGTAATGACTTCTGCTACCTTTTCATCGGACTCGGTATTCATACCATGAGCCTTCATCCTAGGTCTTTGCTGTCTTTGTTGGTTAGTAATCTGTCGGCAATAAGCATCAATCTTGTTGATGGTCAGATAAGGTCTAGATTCAAGTAGCCTAGAGTTCTGAATCTCTACAGGCCATTGGTCACCACCCGCAAATTTAAGGTCATCTAAGGCTTCAACTCGGTTATTTGAATCATTATCAGAGCAAAAGCGCAAAAACTCTTTAGCTTCCTCGATTACTCCTGATTCATAGTCATCGCCATATTCGGTAGAGTAAACACCACCATTGCCTGAGTCATAGACTGCCATATTAGTTCCTTTATTAGCCCATCCAGCTTGAAATATTGTAATCGACTGGTTTTCTTTTGACTATTTTCTTCTCTTGAATCATAAGCCCAATATACCTAAAAGCATCAGCTCCATGCGAATAATTGTCATGAACTGGTTTTTGACTAAATTGCTTAGTATCTGGGTCTACATCATACCGATAATGTCGCAAGCAGTCTAATCCTGCAACAGTATTGGTCTTATCAAAATAGCATGAGTTAAAGATTGTCCTGGCAGCATTAATAGAGTCTGCAATAGGAGTCCTTTCAATGATTCGGACATTGTATCCAGAGGCTCTGACTATCTCCTCAAGGCTTCTACCATTAGATTGTATAGTTCTGTTCTGAGCATCATGAGGTAAATACAAGGTTTCATAGACATAGCCAAAGGTTTGCATCTTAGCCAATATCTCGCTGATAGTAGTTTGAGTGGTTTCATAGTACCGAATAAGCCTAGTTTCCATGCCTATAAACTGTACAAACCAAATAGCTGTTGCATCTGCCCACCCAATATCAAATACAGCCAAAACTGGCTTAACTGGGTCATAGGGGACATTACAGATTCTGTTGTCTGCCTCTGCCCTTTGCATTTCTCTAGCGAATACAGCTCCATCAATGGTTGACCTTGTAAAGCCTTCCCAGACATTCTGATAAGCCTCAAAGTCCCTATTCATTAAGGACTGCCTTTCAAGGTCTAGAACAGCAGGGAACCAAGGATTGTCATTCCAGTTCACCTTTTGCACTACAGCATTATCAGGAGGATTCAAGATGAACCGCTTATAGGTTTCATCAGTAGGCAATTCTGGATTGAAGGTAATCCATATCTCTGAGTTTTCTTTGCGAATGGTAGGAATGAGAATATCCCAAGATAGCTTGGAGATATTGTTTGCCTCCTCGCACCAACAGTAATCTATTCCCTCGATACTTTTTAGACCATTGATGTTGTTCTTGATACCAGCAAAGATGAACTCTGTCCCATTCTTACCCCTAATAGTGCTTTGGGTTATCTCATAATGGGCTTCTAGCTTCATGTCATAGATTTGGTCTACTAGGAGCTTATGGACTGAATCTTTAATAGAAGTCTG